TATCGACACTCCCGAGGGTGTTGAGGCGTATAAGGCATTTGCACAGGCATTGACGGTTCCGATTCTCCAGGAGATTCGAGACGCGTCTATCATGCGACAGCTCTTTGCTGTTGAGCGTCTAGCTCCGGGTGCACAGGCCGTTTACCCAGTTGCTGACGACTTCGACGTACCGGTATTCGTACTTCCGGGACTCGGATATATCGCACAGAACTTCATTGAGGGTGTGGGTGAGGAAGTGTACGTACCTACTTTCTCCATCTCCGTTTCGGCGGACTGGAAGGTAACGTATGCACGCGACTCACGCATCGACATCCCCGAGCGAGCAGCTCGAAATGCAGCACGAGCTATTGCAGACTACGAGGAGGAGTCCGGTTGGCGAGTAATCGTTCCCGGAGCTACCACCAATTTCTCGGGTCAGGGCCTACTCGGTCCGCGCAATGCTCCAATCTATCAGGTTCCTTCCGGTTCCACCGGCGAGAAGTTCCTCTCCAAGGAACTCCTTAACCTGATGATGGTAGGTATGAAGCGCACCCGCCGAAGCCTTACCGATCTATATATTTCTCCTGAGGACGCCGCTGACATTCGTGAGTGGACCGATACTCAGGTAGATCCCATTACCCGCCGAGAGATCTTCACGGCTGCTGGTATGGGAGCGATCTGGAACGTCAACCTTCATGAGGTATTCCAGCTAGGAGCATCGGGTCGATTTAACATCAACTCGAACGCAACTACGTTCGGTATCTTCCAGGTAGACGGATCTGGTGACTTCAACGATTACAATCCTACTAACGAGAACGTTGTAGATTCCAACGGTAGTGTAACTACCGCTGGTGAGACTCAGGTCTACGGATTTGATCTCTCTGTCAATGACTCTCTCGTTATGCCTGTACGAAAGGAGTTCGAGGCGCACGATGACCCGACTCTTCTTCGACAGCAGAAGCAGGGATTCTTCGGATGGGAAGAAGTTGGTTTCGCACTTCTCGACAGCCGAATGGTTCAGTTGGGTGTTATCGACCGAAGCTAATTTTTGCGTTAATCCCCTTGGGAGGGAGGTGCGCAAGCGCTTCTCTCCCTCTGGGAGCAAGGTAATAAGGGGACTAATAGCCGGTAAGGATTCAACAAGCTATGTCCTCGCCGGCTTTTTCATATAAACTCTAGCAGGAGGATGTAGTGTCTCGACCCAATATACATGCCGCATATGTAGACAAACCGGCCACTACTCTCTACAGGCTAGATGGTGATTCTCTTGAGCCAGTAGGACTAGTTATCACCAGCGGGACCACATCAGGAGGTGCTCTTACTTATGACTCCTTGGCGGATGTTTTTTCTGGTGCCCTGCTATCCTTAAATGTAGATCACAATATTCCAGTCATCACCGGAACTCACGCTCATTTGATTGAATGGGAGAATGTGGAATATGATGTTGGAAGTTGGGCAGAGACCACTGTTTCTGGTCTTCAGTTCCAAGTCCCTGAGGGTGTAGATTATGTTACGCTAAGGTTTAGTGCTTTATGGGATTCCAGTGCCGGAAGCGATAGAGGATTATCTATCTTAAAGAACGGTTTGGCTCATCCGGGTATGGGGGCCATTCACGCAGACGGAGCCACCGACTTAGTACAGATGGCACATTCAGCACCGCTCCCCGTAACAGCGGGGGATAGGTTTGAAGCAAGAGTAGAATTTCACGGCGGACAAGATAAAGATATTATCGCAGCCCCACAGACGTGGTTCTCGATAGAAAGAGTAGGATAAATAGTATCGCCAGGGGCCGGTCGGTCCTAGGTTAAGTTGAAGTCTCCCCGCTTCATACCGGTCTCTGGCCCAAGAAAATAAAGGAGAATAACTGGATGGTAGATAGCATCTCAAACATTTTACCAATCAATATAGTAGGAGTAGTTTCGGGAACTCTGGCTAGTGGAACACCTACTAATATTTTTAGCCGAGCCGCTATTCAGAATGTAGTCATCATTAATGAGGATGCTATATCAGTTGAAATTGTGGGATCTGGCGGTGGTGGTGGCGGAGGACTTGATAATGTAGTAGAGGATACTACCCCTCAGTTGGGTGGTAATCTAGACGCCCAGAATAATAACATCACTGGAGGAACCGGTACACTCTCTTACGGCACCGGAATCTTCGCTACTTCTCTTACTATCTCTGGAGTGCCTGTTCCTCTAAACGTAGGTATTCAGAGTGTGGGTGAGGACACGAACCCTCAGCTGGGAGGCGACCTCGATGCCGAGACCTTTGATATCGTAGGGGTAGGTGTACTGGAGTCTGTAACCGGTACCTTCTCTAAGATCACAGCGGTCACAGGAACCTTTACCGAAGGTTTAACAATTGGAACTGGCTCTACTCATATTTTCCCAGAGGAAATTAGAGTAAACGATTTGACTGTCAGTGGGTCAGGAGATTTTTCTCAAGGTCTCACAGTCTCAGGTACCCCAGTTAATATTGGAGAAAGTGGTGGAGGTGGAGCGAGCGCTCGCACATACACCGCATCCAATGGTGGCACAGATCAGACTGTTTCTGGTACCACTGAAACCATTATTACCGGTCTTGGTAATATTGCAGTACCTGGAACTCCAGACGGTGCTAAGAACTATAGACTCAACTGTGTAGTGCCGTTTATCGCGGGAGAAGAATCGTGGGGATATGCTGATAAACCTACATCGGGGGCGCTTACTGTTTTGCCCGGTGCGTCTATGTCCTCCGGAGCAGACACATCCCTTGCGCTCGCCACAAGCGTTTCCTGTTTCGTCTGGTGGCAGCCCACAGATGAGACTGAAAATACGGATGGCGAGATCTTCGGAGCTTACCAAACTGGCCTCGATCAGAATACCATTCAATTGTCGTATGATAAGGGTGTGGGCGCGTATCAAGCCAGAATTACTCACGATCTCAGTACTAATGCTAAGCGTTACCACTACACTGGGCTTTCACAAGTCATTGGTGAATGGATCCACATCGGTTTTACTTATCTCAACGCCGACGGGCTCAGGCTCTACGTGAATGGGAAAGAGCATCCCGCCACACAGACCGAAGACAACACCGTTTCGCAAACTAACAATGATGATCGTCACGTTGTCATTTGCCAGAATGAACTTACTGTCACAAGCGGTGCCGGTAATATTCATTCGGCCGGCATGTGGGCCGCGAAGATGGCAGCCAAGGAGGTCGCCTCTCTCTACAACGCAGGACGCGGCGATCTTAGTGATTGGGACCGTCGGTATGGTAATTATCTCTCAGAGGAAATTCTCAGATTTTACTATCGTTTTGGTTCGGAGGATCCCGACCCCTTCGGCTTCGATCGCGACACGAATGGCGTCGACCTTTCGTCCGACGGCACCCCCACTCTTGATAATACCGATGTGAGCGATCTCTTCTTTGCTACGCCTAGACTCACAGTCCATATGGGGGCAACAGGGGACTTAACAGACGCTGTTGTATATAGTACCCCAATCGGGCAAAGCCCCTTAACGATAAACGGTCTTCAGGTAACACCCGCTTTGGGCGATAAGATCACTCTCGGTTTCCGGGGGAATGGTGGCGGCAATATAATTCATCTTGGAGAACAGATTGCAGGGCAGTTTAGCTTCTTAGAGATAGAAGAGATTTAAAGGAGAATTGTATGCTTTGGGTATTATTGATTTTTGCTTTAGCGTTTGCCACAGAGGCAGTTGTCCAGTTGGTAATTAAGTCCGAGATCTTTTCCCCTATTCGGAGACTAGCTTCGAAGTTGGGACCTTGGACTACCGAACTGTTTAAGTGTGGTTATTGCTTCTCAGTGTGGGTAGCTTTGGGTTGGATTGCGCTCGTACCCGCAGTGGTTATTCCAGCATCCAGTTGGCATGTAGTAAACGTATTACTAACCCTATTAGTGGTACACAGGCTGTCCAACATCATGCACAATTTGATCGACAAATGGACGGATAAATATTATGACGTGCGTTACGTTAACACCGAAAAGGATTAGGGAAAGGAGTATTTAATGAGAGGTTTTCTTAAGAACGAAACAGGCAAGGCAGTATTTAAATTACAACGAGGTATCCCTGTTAATGGGAGCCTTTCTTTTGATGATGCTTATCTTACACTAGGTGAGAAGAGCGGGAAGAAAGAAGGAGCCCCGTTTGTAAAGTGGTTGAAGGAGAATCATTTTCCTGATGAGGACTGGGTTTTCTACAAAGAGGAAGGCCAGCTTTTCTTCCCCGCTAAGAAGAAAGCTCCTGTGAAAGTCGCCGAGGCCGAAGTCGCCGAAGCTGCTGAGGTTGTTGCGCCGGGTCCTCCGGAGGTAGTGGAACTCCCGAAGCCTAAGCCGAGGAAAGCCCCGGCAAAGGGGGCCGGACGGAGGCTTACTAAGGACCAGAAAGTCAAGGAGAGTGCGATCACCGCAGGAACGATCATTGAGGCGGATATTCCTCAAGCTAAAGAGATGATTGGAAAGACAAAAAACCGGTCGACTTTGAAGCGTGCCCTAGGTTTGGCCAATCATTTTTCTCACAAAGAAGAACACAGACGCCTCATACTGCGAAGATTGGAGGAAGTCTACTAAGGGAGGAGTCCGAATAAATGTCTGTCCTCAAGCCAATTATTGATAGTATCGTAAATGGTACTCTAACAATCAGCGCCCCCTCCAACGCGGCAGTGGGGACACTCTTTGATAAGATCAGAATCTTTAGAGCTACTGGTGCCAACGGACCTTACAGCCTACTAGCTGAAATTGATTTCGCGACACCTGCTACGTATTGTGATCTAACCAGTACACCTCAGCTGTACTACAAGGCACAGTTTTACAATGGTACCACAATGGTATCTAGCGTGTTCTCGGAAGTGGCTCAGGAGACAGGAATTTACTCCGAGTATACTGTACCCGAGACCACCGCTACATACCCTCCTGAGATCGCTCTAAGCGACGATGACAGGCTTATTGTGGAATCTATCCGTATCACCCTGGGTGACAGCGGACTTATCGAGAGGGACCTTTACAACTCTTCTGATCCCCAATCTGCGGCGTCTTGTGCCGCACAGATTGATCCGGACGGTTGCACCTGGGAGCTAGAGGAGTGGAAAGGGTGGCCTCAGAAGGTAGTACTAAATGGTACTGAAAAGACCGATATCAGTGACCCTCAGGTTATTGGTTATCGCTATCTCTCTTTTAGTGGTACTGCACCATGTATCACAGGGTCTTTAGACGTATACTACAATACTTTCAGATTCTCTGATCGTGAGATCCTTATGGCATATGATCGTGCGATTAATCTGTTAGTCTCTTGTGGGGTGGCCTCGGACGCTATTACTACAGAGATGAGAATCATGCAGGCTTCTATTCTCCTACTCGAAGGTGAGATTAGAGACGTGTCTTCCGGAGCGTTTAAGATTGTTGATGGTGACACCACCTATGACAACAGCTCTATGATTCGTTCCCGAACTGACGATCTCACGGATCTTAAGAGAAAGATGGACTACCTAATAGAGTGCGCTCGTTACGCGGCTGCTTACAACATCACCGGTTGTAGGATAGAGTAATGCCAAGAAAACTAATAACCAGCAAGATTAAAAAGGATTACAAGAAGAAGATCCAGCAGCTGGTCACCGACCTCTCGCAGGATCTTGTTGTAATACAAGAGAGTCCTATGTTCGTGGATTGCCCCAATTGTATTTGGGATTCCATTAACAAGAAGTCCTCTAATGTTTTTGACTCCACGTTTGTTACTCCCATCAGTATCTTTGACGGCACCGATCAGTCTCGTACCGTTAACCCTATTTCTTTTACTGAAGGACGCTGCCCGGTATGTATTGGAGACGGTCAGCTCTTTACCAACAAGGAGGTCTGCATTAAGGCAATGATTAACTTCTTCTCCGAGACGGGAAGAAGAGGTTCTTTTATGAGCGCAGCGGCGGGTAAGGAAGGTATCAGCTTGGTAACCGTTAAGACGCTTCCCTGTAACTACGAGTTGCTGCTGAACAATGAGGTATTCTTTATTAACACCAACGTTAAGATGGCTAAGTTCAAGCCTCCATTTCTTAGAGGACTGGGCGGCGAGGACGCCGTGTGTGAGACTCTGATGCAGACGGTGGACGAGGGTCAGCGTACAAGTGGTGACTATGGTAGTGGTGACAAACTAAGTAGGGATGACGACCCGCGCAAGAGGATTAAGAGCGCTTCTGACATCTTAGATCAGAGAGGCCGTTTGAGTGGCCGATAATGGCAGGGTTTAAAGTCAAGCTTAAATTTGATCAGTCCAAGCT